GAAACAAATATTAGAAGAAAATAAACGTTTAAAGTTTGATACAGAATGTAAATTAGATGAAGAAATAAGAAAGTTTTCATTATATACTCCTTTACTACGTCATGGTAGATGGACTAGAAAACGTAGAAAAGTTGAATTACTACAGACAGATTTGTTTGGTAATGATGTAGAAATATCTAATGAAAATTTAAAGAATATAAGTTATGGTTCTAATAAAGATTTAAAACAGTTATTTGGAATATTAAAGCAGCCATTTCCAGAGAAAGTAGATAAAGATTCTGATAAACCAGATTTTAAATTTGGTGCAAAGAAAATATCCTTTGCAGAAGAAGCGTTAGAACAATATAAAATTACATATCCATCTTCTAAAATGCGTAGTTTTATTGATTTATTAATTAAATACAAAGAGTTAGATAAAGCAATAAACAGTTTTGGTAATATATTTTTAAAAGATAGAATCAAACTTAAATCTAAATCTGCTAAAAAGTATAAAATTGGATATAGAAATCCTATTACTAATAAAGTTCATACAATTTATAAACAAGAATTTACTAAAAATGGTAGATTATCATCTGGTGATGTAGAACATGGTTTCTATAACAGTCAACAAATGATTAAAGAAGCCAAATATAGAAATTGTTTTACTTTAACACAAGAAGAAATAGATAATGATTGGTGGATTTCTACTTATGACTTAGCAGCAGCAGAACTTGTTATATTAGCTAGTAATAGTGGTGATAAGAAACTTATTGAAATAATAACAAAAGATGAAGATTTACATAGTTATTTAGCAACTAGTTCATATACTAAGATAATAAGGTATATTATCAATAATATGCCTGAAAATAGAGCTTATGACGAATTATATCAATTATTAAAAGCTAATAAACTTAATAATGATTTACAAAAAGTAATTGGTAAAACAGAAAATGGTGATGAAATTTATGCTGATTATACTGATGAAGAAGTAGATGAAATAACTAAACAAAGAGTTGAATCAGCTATTAAGGAAAAAGGAATCACTATACATAAGAAGAAACACGTAGATATAAGGAATCCTTATAAAAATGTTGTTTATGGTGTAAATTATGGTGCTGCAAAAGATAAAATTGCAGAAACTTTAAATGTACCTGTATATTATGGTGAACTTATTTTAGATGGTATGAGAAATGCAATACCTCAAGCATTTGCTTATTTAGATAGAATTGCTAGAGAAGGTGTTAAAAATGGTTATATTATATTTAATAAGAGAACTAATTCAAGACATTGGTTTAAAGCTTGGTTAGATAGCGCTGAACAAGGTAGAGAATTATATGGTAAAGAAATAGGTCAAATACAACGTGCTGCTAAAAATTACGGTATTTCAGGTACTCAAGCTGATATGTTAAAAGAAGCTATGGTAGAATTACATAAAGTACTTACAGCAGGTGGTGTTGAATTTAAATTTTTATTATCAGTACATGATGAACTTGTTATAAAACATAAAGGATATGAACATGGTAAATTAATAGGTAAAACAATGACAGAAGTGTGTAATTATTACTTAAATAATATATCTATGAAAGTATCTGGTGAAACTAAACATTATTGGCATAAATAATAAAGATGATAGAAGTTAGAGATTTGAATAACAACTTATTAATAGAATGTAGAAATTTATCTATATTAAGAAAATATGGTTTTATTAAAAGTCATAAAGATAATGACTTTTACTTTGACAAACCTATTAAAATTAATAAAATAGAAGAAACTGTAATTATTAAAGAATTAGATACTGTATGGCAAAGAAAGCAGAAAATAGTGTTTTACACACAAAACAAAAAAGAGTAGAAAGAATTAAAAGTTGTATTCAATGTAATGGTGCGCCTCCTTCTAAAGAAGTTAATTTACAAGGAATTATAACTTCATATTGTGAATTATGTATGGAAGTTATAGATTATACTAAAACTAACGTTGATTTACCAAAAGTTAAAAAAGTTAAACAGCCAGAAGTAGTGGAAGAAGAAATTATTCCTACAATAATGGTAGATAAAACACAACATAGTATAAATTTTAACGATATAATATTAGAATAATATGGAGAATCAAGAAGAATTGTTTATAATTGATAAAGCTAAAAGAATACGTGTTTTTGGTATTAGTGCTACAAAATTAAATAGTGAATATATTATTTCTTCATATACTGGTTTAATAGGTGGTAAATATGTTACTAAAGAAACTAGAATTAGTAAAGGTTATCAAGGTAGAAGTATTGATGAACAAGCAGAACTTATGGTTAAATCAATGATTAACGATAAGAAAAACGAAGGTTATAAGTCACAAAAAGATTTATATAAAAAAGCAATAGATATTGGATTAACTGTTAAAGAAGATGAACTAATAGGTTTTTTATTTAAATATTTACCCAATGCTTCTCAAACTAATGGTAATTGGACATATTTACCAATGTTAGCACATCCATATAGTAAAGTTAAAGATAAACTTACTTTACCATGTATAGGACAACCTAAATTAAATGGTGTTAGAGGAATAGTGCAAAATATTGATGATAATATTGTTATTGGTAGTAGAGGTGGAGAATACTATTATATTCCACATCTAAAAAATCAACTAGCAATATTATTTAATAACATGAAAAGTATATTTAATCATAATAATTTTATATTAGATGGTGAAATATATAAACATGGTGTTGCTTTACAAGAAATATCTGGTGCTGCTAGATTAGAAGTTAAAGATAATGAGTTATTTCCTAAAAATAGTTGGTTAGAATATCATATTTATGATATTATTAATCTTAATGATGTTAAAGAAAATAACTTAACGAGATTACAAAGTTTATATGCTTTAGGTAAAGTTATATACTTAAATCAAAATGAACTACAATCTATTAAAATTGTAGAAAGTACAAATATTCAAGAAGAAAAGCAAATTATTGAAAAACATAATTTATATGTTGAAAACGGTTATGAAGGATTAATACTAAGGCAGCAATTAAATTCACCTTATGAATTTAATGACCGTTCATATAATCTTATTAAATTTAAATTATTTACAGATGAAGAATTTGAAATTATTGATGTAATTGCTGATGAAGGTGCTATTGATTTAGCTGAAACTGTAAGATTTAGATTAAAAAATAATAATGGTACAGGTACATCATTTTTAGCTGTTCCTACTGGAACAATGGAAGCAAAAGTTAGCTATTATAACAAGAAATCTTCTTTTATAGGCAAACAAGCTACTGTTCGTTTCTTTGAAAGAAGTAATGATGGTATTCCAACTCATGCTAATCTTAGAAGTGAATTAACAAAATGTTTACAAATTGAACATATAAGACCCTATGGAGAATAATTATATTCCTTTATATCTATATGATAATGGTATATGGGTAAAAAATGTTAATGGTTTTATTCTTAAAACCAATAAATTTTCTAAACAAGTTGGTTATATAGATAAAATCAATAGAAAATTTAATAAAAATATTGTTGATTTATTCAGACCAATGACACAACAGGAATGTTTTGAACATGGTAAAGAGATACAAAAAATGTTAAATAATAGAAAATTAATAAAACAAAATGTTAGTTAATCAAATTAATAGTGTTGAACTAGAAGGTTTAGATAATGAAGTAGAAGCAAAAATTGATAAGAAAAATTTAGGTTTTATTTTAGATTTACTTACTAGACAACAATATAAAGACCCAATTGGTTCTATTGTTAGAGAAATAACATCTAATTGTTTTGATGCCCACGTTGAGGGAGAAGTTGATTTACCAGTAATTATTAATTTTGATAAAGATGAAGAAGGTAAATTTATAGAATTTGTAGATAGTGGTTGTGGTCTTTCGCCAGAAAGAATGGAAAATATTTATATGTCTTATGGTGAAAGTACTAAAAGAAACACTAAAAAACAAATAGGTGGTTATGGTCTTGGTGGCAAATCTCCATTATCTTATACTGATTCATATTATGTTATAACAAAATATAACAATATTCGTTATACATATATAATTTATAAAGGTAAAGAGTTACCAACTTATTCTTTGTTATTTGAAGAACCTATAACAGAAGCAAATGGTACTACTGTTAAAATTTACATTAAAAATGATGATGATTATTATAAATTCATTAAAAAATGTAAAGAACAGTTAGTATATTTTAAAAATGTTTATTTTAAAAATGGTTATCTTTTTAATAATGATTATAAAATATTAGAAGCAAATAATTTTATATTTCGTTCTGATATTCTAACGTTAGTTGATTATGCTACTGCTCTAAATACTTTACATATTTGTATTGGTAACGTTTATTATCCTATCGATTGGCAAAAAATAGGTAGAGAACCTATTCCATTACCAATAGCATTAAAATTCGAAATAAATGACCTTGATGTTACTCCTGAAAGAGAATCATTAAGGTATATTGAAATTAATGGTAAAGAAACAGTAGATATTATTAATAAAAAAATTGATAAAGTATTAAGAGAATTTAGTAATAAGTATTATAAAAAAGAACCTAAAGAATATACTAATTTATTTGATTATTTAAGAAAATTAGATAGTAACAAAGATACTATTGAGATAGGTGGTATTAATTTTGGTTTATCAAAGTCTTTATTACCGAAAGGTTTAAATATTGTTTTTAGTCCAATACCTAATTTAACTGCTCAACTTTATAAAAATATATTTGATTATCTTAATGGTATTACATTTCATTGTTATATTAAAAAACAAAGAAAATCTGGTTATGATAGTAAACTTTCATTAAGTTATCTAATAGATACTAATTGTAAAGTTTTTTATGGAAGTATAACTAAAAAAGGTAGAAAATATATAAATGATTGTCATTCTAATTATATTATTATAGACAATGATTATGAAAATAATATTAAAACTGCTATATTTAAGTTTATAAAAAATAATTTTCAAGGTACTATTTGTAATGAGGTATATGAATTTGGAATTGATGTAGGTGATTGGGTTTATATTAGGGGTAGAATTGATGAAGAATTTATATTAAGCTCTGTTGCAACAAGTACTGATTATATTACTTATACTGATAATTCAACTAATGCAGCATTAGCATCTGTTACTAGAGTAAAAATTAATAGAACTTCTAATCCTAATAAATTTAATTCTAAAACTTTAGGTTCGAATAATTTAGTTAGTTTATATAAAAACATATATAACTATTATATTACTTATTTTGAAGATAAGTTTAGATATTTTAGTGATGAAGAAATTCCAGTAGAATATAGAAATAAATCTACAATTCTTAAAAAACAAGATGAAATAGTTGTATATCATATCAATAATCATCAAGTATCTAAACGTAAATTATACACTACTGTTGATAAAATTTATAAAAATCATGGTGCTTTAGTAATTTATGGTTTTTCTAAAGATATTGATATTTTAAATAATTGGGCTAAGTTATATGCTAATAGTAAATATAACACTACTGGTAATAGTGATAATTTTACTGCTACTAAAGCTATGCACATTTATCAAATATCTCAAAAAGATGAAAAATATTTTTATAATAAACCAAATACAGTATATGTAAGAAATTTTATGGGTAACAATAGAGTATTTAAAAATACAGCAACAGCTTTATTAATTGATAAAGAATTAAAATCTAATAATATTACTATTAGTGATACAGTATTAGAAATGTTGAATAGAAATATATCTGAACATAAAGATGAACTAATATCTTATATAAAGAAATACGGTACTTATGGCGAAGATGAATTTCTAAATACAGTAATAGATGTAGCTAAAGAACATAATTTATTGAATAATGATATTATTGATAAAGCTAATATATTTAATAATTTTTATGATGGATTAGAATTAATAGGTTATATACCAGAAGTTAGTCAATTAGATGCTTTTAAGCATATAGTTAAGTTTTTAAGATTACTTAATAAACCTATAAATGAAGAATTATATAATCCTGAATTAGAATTACAAATTATTAAAGAAAGTATTGAAAAGCTAGATTATATAATATCACTTGATAAATATAATTATAGAGCTATGTCTAATTATAAAGATAAAAAACAAGAATTAATTAAACTAAATGAATGTTATGGCAAAGAAGAAAGAAAAGCAGCCTAGTCAAATTACTTTAAAAGTAATAGGTAAAACAGTAGCTAGTACTATTGATGGTAAACTACTAAAAACATCTTTAGATAAAGATGATAAGGATAAATTAAAAGGTTATGTTGAAAAATATAACAAATCTTTTTCTGATTATTGGAAAAAATTAGTAGTAAAAATGCTTACTCCTGATGTAAAACCTATTGAAGAAAAAGAAAAAGCTAAAACAACTAAAAAGCTTGCAGCTAAAAAAGTTAAAACTGCTAAAGTTGAAATTAAAAAAGCTAAAGTTAGTAAAGCTAAGAAAGAAGCTATTGGTGTTGTTGTTTCACAAGTAGAAAATATTGCTGAAACTAAACAAGCAGAAGCAACTACATTAGAAAAAGTTGTAGATGTAGTTAAAGAAACAACTCCTGAACCTGTTAAAACACAAAGAAGTTACGGAAGAGAATGGTAAATATATTTAATATTTCATTATCAATAACTAATAATAGTTATAAAATAATGATTACTAAACGTTTAGCAAAAGAAACTAAATTACAATATAAAATACTTCGTGAAGGTAACGTTATTAGAATTATTAGTAAATCTAACTTAAACAATATAGAATTTATTGATAGAGATACAATAATAATAGCTAATACTTGGTGTTTAGAAAAAGATATATCTAATATAACAGAAGAAATAGTTAATAAAGTAAAAGAGTATATACAAATAAAAATTAATAATATTACTTCATTATTAAGTAAGTCTTCTAGTAAACCTGATATAATTTATAGAAAATATGATACCTAGTGTTGAAGAAATAGAGGATTGTGTATATCACAATCCTCTTTTACTATTAAGTAATAAATATATTCAATTTCATAATCTAGTTAATCCATATTTAAAATTTTCTATTGGTTTTGAAATAGAATGTGGTTATGGACAATATTATGAAGTAAATAATTTTAAAAAAATACCTAATATTATTGATGTAATAAATGATGCAGGTGAACAAAGATATAGAATAAAAAATGGTGTTCAAGGATTATTAACTTTATATTATTTAAGTACACAACTAAAACGTAATTCTGCTATACAAGATAGCGGTATTCATTACCATGTTAAATTTCCTAGTCATATAGATATTGACCTTACTGACAATAGAGATTATATATTGAAAGAATTAGATACATGGAATTATAAAGGAAATTATAATACTAGAGATACTTCTTATACTGGTGGTCATTATTGGGCTAGAAGAAATGGTCAGTTTGATACTTTAGAAATTAGAATAGGTGAAATGACTTTTGATTATGAATTATTAATTAAAAGAATAATTCATGTTTCAGAAATAATGCACAATTTATGTTTAATGAATAATATTAAATGTAATTATAGTTATGAAGAAATTAATATAGTACAACATATTGATTATATTAAAGATATAATTAATTATACACCAGGTTTAGATGTTTATAAATCTGTTTTATTACAAAATAAAAAACATTTAGATTTATTAAAAGTTAATCCTAAAAGAATTATAGATAATAGAACAATAAAATTAGATGGATGATTATTTAAATTTAATATTAAATTGGTTTAATAGTTTGGATATAAATCCTGACGTAGATAAACTAAAAAGACAGTTATCTATTATATCAAATTGGTTCAAAAAAGGATGTAAAGGTTATCTTGAAGCTATTACAGGTTTTGGTAAAACCTATGTTGCTATTATTGCTATTTATAGACTTAATTTAAAATATGAAGATGCTACAATTAATGTAATTGTACCTAGTACAAAATTATATGATGATTGGATAGAACATATTTCATTTTTTAGATTAAAGAATACTAAAGTATTTGTTGTAAATAGTTATGTTCAAAAGTATTTGGAAACAAAACAAAGATATAATTGTACTTTATTAGTTTGTGATGAAGTACATAATTATCTTAGTGAAAATGCTCAAATATTTAATCAAACAATTAAATGTACTGATTATGAAATGTTTTTAGGTTTATCAGCTACTTTAGATGATAAAGAAAAAAATGAATTACATAGATTAGGCATACCTTGTATTGATACTGTTACTATGAGTGAAGGTAGAAGATTTAATTATATTTCTGATTATGTTATTTATAACTTAGGATTAGAAATGAATGGTGACCAATTAGATTATTATAACAGATTAAATGATATACATAATTCTAATTTTGGCAAATTTCTTCACTTTAACGATAGTGAGTTAAACTTTGAACTAATACGTGCTTGTAGTGCAGGTAATGATAAAGTAGCAAAAGTAGGTAGAGAATTTAAAACTGGTAAAGAATGGAGATTATGGTACGCAGAAGAACATGGTTGGGATGGTAGTGATGAACATGACTTTCATCCTAATAAAATAACTAAGTACGCTAACCAATGGTCTTGGGCTATGAGAACTAGGAAAGATTTTCTATATAATTATGAAGGTAAATTAAATGTTACTAAACAAATTATAGAGAAATTAAATGTTCCTACTATTACATTTTCACAAACTATTGATTTTGCTAATAAGTTAGTTGAAATTTTAGGTGATAAAGCTAGAGCATATCATAGTGAACTTGAATCAGAAACAATTGAATATGAAGAAACAGTCTTTAGAAAAACTTTAACATCAGCTAAATCATATAGAATAAAAACTGGTGGTGTAATAACTCCTAATATTGAACAAAAAGGTTATAATATAACTTTTAAAAAACAAAAAAGAATAGGAGTTAATAAAGTTAAAGAAGGTATATTGAAAGGTTTTCCTACTAAATATAATACTTTATGTACTGCAAAAGCATTAGATGAAGGATTTAACGTAGAAGGAATACAATGTGCTATTACTTGTTCTGCAACTTCTAAAAGAAGACAAACAGTACAACGTAATGGTAGAGCATTAAGATTTATTAAAGGTAAGAAAGCTATCTTAGTAAATTTATATGTTAAGAACACACAGGAAGAAACCTGGTTAAATAATAGACAACGTGGTGAAACTAATGTTGTATGGATTGATTCAGTAGATGACATTAAACTATAATAATGGGAAATTTAGTTACAAACCTTAGCTTAGTAATGAAGCAAAGGAATTATACATTTTTTAACACAACAGAACAATTTAAACAAGCACTTAAAGAAACATTTGGTACTGATTATACTAATGAAGAAATAATTAGTGCTTTATATGATTTGGAAGTTAAAGTAATAGAAGAAGAATGGGCTAAAGAAAATGAACCTATTGAATTTCCAGAAGATTTTGACCTAAATTAATTAATATGGAAGAATTAGAAAAATGGAGATTAATTAATAGTTCTACTACTATTAATGAATTAAAAGATGCTATTACTAAAATTGGTAATATTAAAATATCTAATGGTGGAGAATTAACTAGTAAATTTATTAATAATAATATAGATTTAATCCATAAAGGAAATGTTAATTTTCGTTTAGTAACAAGAAATTATGGTATAAGACAACAACTTTTATATTTAATTCACAAATAATATGACTAGAACAAAGAAAAAAGTTAATTTTAAACCAAACAAAGCATTAAAAGATGCTAAAAAGAAATATGACAAATTTAATAAAGAATCTAATTTTCAATTAGTAGAAGTTGAATTACCTAGTTTTCTTTCTGAGCTTGTTGATATGGAAGAAAGAATTAATATAGCTAAAAAAATTGATACGGAGGAAGTCGTTGATATTGTATCAAAAGCTATTGATAGTTATTCAACTGCTATTATAAGATTTAAAGCAATTAGTCTTAAATTTGCAGAAAAAATCAATAAGATGGAAGACAATCTTAATAAAAGTATTGATTTAATAGATAAACAGTTATGATAACTGATATTGATAAATATGTTGATTTTCTTACTGCTAATGAAATTTCAGAGCATCAATTTTTAATATTATGGTTGGTACAAAATAAAGATATTAATAATATCAAAAAGTATAAATTAAAATTTAAACAATTCAATGTTGAAGAAATATTAGATTTAATTGATAGAGGTTTCATTGATGATTTTGGTGTAGTAAGAGATAAACAAGAATTTGATATATTCAATTTTCTAGTTACAGATAAATTTTCAAAATTAGTTACTATTGATTATCAAGATGCTTATGATAATTTAGTTATGGTATATCCTAAGTGGGTTACTGTTCAAGGTAGAAAATATCCTACTATTACAGGTGACCCACTAAAGTTATCTAAAGAATATCTAAAATATCATAAAAATAATAGACTTGCAACTGAAAGAGTTGAAAGAATTACAAAGGAGTATTTTGCTAATCCTAATGCTGTTGTAACTAATATAGAAAAATATATATTAAATAGATTATGGAATATATATGAAGAAGAAATAGTTAATAATCCAAAATCAAATCCTTTTACAACGTTATAATGTATTACGAAGATTTTATTGAGCGCGTAGAAAATGGTAGGCAAGGATATTATCAAGGTTTTACAACTGGTAGTGCAAAATTAGATGGTGCAATACAAGCTGTTCAAAAAGCTACTTACTATCTAATAGGTGGAAATACTGGTACTGGTAAAACTGCTTTTGCAGACCATTGTTTTGTTTTAAAACCTTATGAAGAGTTTCTTAAAAGTAGAGTTAATGAAAAACTTAATGATACAGAAAGTAAACTTAAATTAAGGATATTTTATAATTCTTTTGAAGTAGAAAGAACTAGAAAAATTGGTAAATTTGTAGCACATCATTTATATAACAAATTTCGTATAATAACTGATATTAATACAATATTTTCAGCAGGTAAAAATAAATTATCTGATGAATTATATGAAAAAATTAAATTATCAAGAGATTATATAGAAAAAATGGAAGATTATGTTCATATTACAGATAACACAACTAATCCTACTGGTATTTATATGCAATTAAAAAAGTATATGGATTCAAAAGGTAAGGTAGTGCCTGTAAAGAAGATGGTCAATGGTGTTGAAATTACATTTAACAAATACATACCAGATGACCCGTATGAAATTGTTTTATCAATTACTGACCACGTAGGTCTATTAAGACCAGAGAAAGAAGCTACTACTAAAAAAGAACGTATTGATAAATATTCTCAACAATGTATTGATTTAAGAAATTTCTATGGTGTATCTAGTGTTGCTATATCTCAGTTTAATAGAGATATAGCTGATATGGATAGACGTAGATTTGCGGAACTAACAGTACAAATAGAAGATTTTAAAGATACTGGTAATGCTAGTGAAGATGCTAACATAGTAATGGGTTTATTTAATCCAACTAGATATAATTTAAATACTTATTCCAATCTGGATATAAGTAGATTTGCATCAAGATATAGAAATGTAGTTATATTAAAACAAAGAGATGGCTCTGATATGTTAAAACTACATCAAAACTTTCTAGGTGAAGTAGGTTATTTCAGAGATTTTCCTGATATAATAACACAAGATACAGTAACAAAAGCAAGAGAATATAAAGACTGGATATGATACTACCAACAGCAGTAAAAGAACCAACGGTTCAAGAACCAAGACGACTATTTATTTTTAGTCACCCAAAAATAGGTAAAACTGAATTAGCTATGGCTTTACCTAATTCTTTATTAATAGATTTAGAAGATAGTTCTGGATTTTATAGAGGTACAGCAATTAATGTTAAAGATTATTGCTTAAAGAATAATAAAGATATTTTGGAAGTGCTATCAGAAATATCTGATAGTATAGCAGAAGAAAATACAAAAAGAAAAGGTTATCTTTATGATTTTATTATCTTAGATACAACTACTGTATTAGAGAATGTTGCTAGAGAATTAGCAACTCATTTATACAAAGGAAGTGTTATGGGTAAGAATTTTAAAGGTGACGATGTAGTAACTGAACTACCTAATGGTTCAGGTTATGAATGGTTAAGACAAGCATTTATTAAAATATATGCAAAGTTTCAATCATTAGCTGGTAAATGTTTAATTCTTAATGGTCACGTTAAGTTTGCATCTATTAATAAAGATGGTAAAGATTTACAAGCAAAAGATGTTCAACTTACAGGAAAGTTAAAAGGTATTGTGTGTTCAGATGCAGATGCTATTGCTTTTATGTATAGAAATAAAACAGAGAATGAGAATATTCTTTCTTTTAGAACTTCTGAATTAGACCTAGCAACAGGCTCTAGGCTTCCTTATTTATCAGGAAATGAGTTTATAATTTCAAAGAAGTTTGAATCTGATGGTGTTACACCATACAAATTCGACCCTGAAAATCCTAAAAAGATAGGAATTATAAAAACTTATTGGGGTGATAGTGTTTTCCCTAGCCTATTAAAGTAAGAAATTTTAAAAATAAATTTCTAAAAACACTTGACACAAGGGTATAATTAAATTACCTTTGTCTTACAAAATCGGAGTTGATAACTCACTAAATAAAAACCGTTTAATCACTAAATCCAAAAAATTATGTTAGACTTTGGTAACATTTCAGTCGTAGAAAAAACCTTTACACGTACAGGTGGAGTAAGCCGTAAACAAGCTTATAATGGTATTAAATTTCGTAGAACAGCATCTAAAAAAGGTGGTGTTGAAGGAATTGATACATTTTTTGTAGTATCTAATCATCTATTTGAAAAATTAGGTTTAGCTACTAATGCTTTAACTCAAATTGCACTTCCTGATGGTTCAGTAGGTCTAATTGTAGTTGAGGACCAAGATAAATTAGAACCAGTTGCTAAATTTATGCGCCAGTCAAAGAAAACTGATGGTACATTTCAAAAGAAAGGTAAGACAATCAATAATGACATTTTAAGAGATGCTCTTATTGCTGCTGGTACTCTTAGTGCAGATGCTATGGGTTCACAATTCTTAACTTTAGAATCAGTTGCAGCATCCAATGTTCCTGCTCATGTAAAAGGTGTTTACAAAATTGTTGTAGATGCAACTGTAAATGCAGCAGAAGCAGAAGCAGAAGAAGGTCAAACTGAATCAGTAGAATCTGACGACCAAAACTTCTAAAATAATCTCTCTCAACCCGATTATAGGCTACTATTAATGTTCTTAGTAGCCTATTTTTATTTAATTTAAAATTTAAAAAATAACAACATGGGATTAAAAGTTAATAAATCAGATGAACAAGTTGTAAAACAATCAAGTCTTTATACAGGTGTAAATAAATTCGTAATTACATCTATTAATCCGACTAAAGCTGAAATGGAAGCTATGGGCATGAAACCACAAAATGACCCAGTATATAAAGGTGATGATGGTAAAGTTAGAATTGATTTTTATATGAAATCAGCTGACGGTAAAGCAAGAGCAAAAGCATCTTTTTGGTTAGAACCTAAAATTAGAAAAAATCAAAATGGCGATAAAGTACAATGGGTAAATAAATTTGGTGTATTTGCATGGTCATCAAGTGAAACTACTGTTCCTCAATATGATTGGTTTAAAACAGAAGGAGCAAGACCAGCATATATTGGAGAAGAAACTTTATTTAGTAATTCTAAAGGTTTTATTCCTGCATGGGCTAATATCTCATTAGATGACCAAGCTATTGTTGATGATATTGAAGCATTAGTGAATGGTAATGTAAAAGAATTAAAAGATATTTATGCCCAAATACCTAATAACGAAGTTAAATGTTTATTAGGTGTTAAAGATGGTCAATATCAAGATATTTATACAAAATATTTCCAAAGAGCAAGTATTCAAAATCATGGTGCTTGGTCTAAAGCATTAAAAGAACAATATGGTGAGTTTAAATCAGATTTTCAAAGAAGTCTTGAATTTAAACCATATGAAGGTTCTACTAATGTTGACCTAGAAACTCCTACTGATATGCCAGATACTAACAGTTCTGGTGGTGGAGAAAAGAAAAAATATAACTTTTAAAAATAGGGGAGATAACACTCCCCTTTTTATTTTTATGGAGATTAATATAGTAGGAAATGAAACAAAAGAATCTAGTACTTATACTATTACAGAATTGTTAATTACTTCATCAATAGCTTTTACTAAAGAAGGAATAATTAAAATGGTTCAAACAATAACTGGTGCTCAAGATGTTTATATTGATAAAGAAGGTAAATTTACTCCAACTGGAAGACACATATATCAAGTTGTAGCACGTAAAGATAGTTCTGATTAATATGCCTATACAACCAGGAATTGAATTAAAGAAAGAAGTTATATTTACTTTAGTTAAAGAAGAAGATATTTTTGAAGCTTTTTTAGGAATACCAGTAACAGAAGATAAGTTTCTATTAAATCCATTAAGACCAGACACAAAACCTGGTTGTAAGTTTTATAGAAATAGTAAAGGTAGATTATACTTTAAAGATTTTAGTAAAAATTATCATTGGGATTGTTTTGATGTTGTTCGATTTATTTATAATTGTAGTTATATAGATGCTTTAAAGATAGTAGTTAAAAGATTTAACTTAAATAAAGGTGCAGCTACAAAATATACTTATCAAGAACAAGAAATTAAAAAAAGTAGATATACTATTAAAATTTCTGTAAGAAAGTGGACTGATAAAGATTTAAATTACTGGGGTAAATATAATATAGACTTAAATACATTAATACATTATAATGTATATCCTTGTGAAGCTATTTGGATTGGTACTGATTTTTATAGATGTAAAGACAATGACCCTTGCTATGCTTATTATTTTGGTAAAAAAGATGGTATTGATTTATTTAAATTATATTTTCCTAAAAGAAAAGAATTTAGATTTTTTCAAAATGTAATGGTAGAAGATTTACTATTACAAGGTTGGCAACAATTACCTATTAATGGTAAAGTATGTGTTATTAATAAATCATATAAAGATGTAATATCTTTAAGTACATTTATATATGAAGGTGATAGTATTTATGGTGTAGCTCCTTTATCTGAAACACAAACTATTACACAAGAACAATATGAAGATTTAAAAAGTAGATTTGAGTATTTATTTGTAATGGGAGATAATGATGAAGAAGGTAGAGAGTTTATGATTAGACATAATAAGTTATATAATATACCTTATCTAGTATTTCCTTATACAATGAAAAAAGATTTTACTGATAATGTTGTTGATAAAGGTATTATATATATGCAAGAACTAATTGATAATTTATGAAACTACTACATGAAATAACTATGCCGAATTATCCTAGAAAAGTTAGAACTGCTTTATCTAGGAAAACTAAATACTTTAAGCCAAATGATAAATTACCAAAAAGATTCTATGCTGATATTACATTAACTAAATTAAAACCACAATATGTATTTAAGGAAGTTGTATTAAGTCAGACAGTTAATAGAACTAAAAAATCATTTAAATCAGAAACTAGATTATTTGATACTACTAAGAATGAAAGTGTTATTAAAAATCCTAGAGTAGCTGGAACAGAAAGATTTGTTATTATCAATGGTAATTATATTTATAATGGTAAATATGACCCATTCACACAAGGAAAGATTATAGAACATATACACAATTGGATGAAACCTTTCTTACAGGCTTTACAACCAATTACTGAATTTCCTTTATATATTGAATGTGAAGTACATGAATATAAAACAGATGAAATAGTAGGAAGTAGGAAATGGGATGTTTTTAATAGAGCTTTTCCTTTTACTAAATCATTTGAAGATGTTTTACAAGAATTAGGTATTATACCTGGTGATGATGTTGATTATATTATATGTCCTTCACATCCTATATATAAAGAAATTACTTCAGGTGAACCTAAATTAATTTTTAAAATATATGCCTATAATTCCCAAGAATCAAACATTAACGTTTGATGAAAAGATAGAAAGAATAAATAAAATAATTTCCAAGCAATATAGTGAGTTTGATAAACAATTACTAAAGAACTTTATATATGAGTTATGTCAAAGATATATTGATAAAAGTAAAGAACTTGAAAAATATGTAAGTCCTCAAATATCTGAAATGGAAAAATATGAAAGAGCCTATTTTGAGTTAATACTTAAAGATATGGTATAAACGATATATTATGATAAAAAATGTAATTTTAATATTATTATTTTTTATAGCTACTACAAGTTATAGTCAAATTATAACTTATGAAACTATACAAAAAAGAGAGTATGATATACAGTCTAAAAAGATACTTAAAGATAGTATATTTGCTCAACATGGTAAAATTGTAATATCTAAAGATAAAAAGATAATTACACAAGAAGAAGGTAACAATAGATGGGAGTTTAAACTTATTGATTACAATAAGGAACAGAATTTATACTATTATTATATAGATGGAGAACCAAATCCTTATGCTTTATCACTTGCATTACATCCTACTGGTCATATTATAATAGCTTGGGATAAAAATGAATACACTATATATTTAGTAAAAATTCAAATTGTCACTTACAAAGAAATTTAATTTCTGAAATTTCTTACATTTTATTACAAAGTTCTTTATCTTTGTAACTCACTGAAATCCAAAATTTTATGATAAAACCAAAAGATAGTTATTATCAAAATAATGTTAATGATGTAACATATAGTTACAGTTTAGCTAAAACAATTAGTCCTGATTTTAATGGACACCCTAAATTATTTAAAAAGATATTAGAAGAAGGTTCACAACCAACTAAATTTACTGAACTAGGAGAATTAATTCATAAATATTTGGAAGACCCAGATAGTTTTGTAGCTGCTGAATTAGATTTACCTCCAACGCAATTTGCAGCTATGACAGAGGAATTATATAAAATTTATCATTTAGAAGGTTATAAAGATGATAATAGGTTTGCTAGTTATATTAGTCCTACATTAGATATTGCTGAATGGGATTTAGTAGGAGTATTATATACTAATATTAAAGGTTTTAAACCAAATCAGGAAGAATTATTTCATTTTGCTAAATGTTTATATTTTTCAAGACAATCAGTTGAACTTGATAAAAGATTAAAACCAGCTACTATAATTGAAAAATTTCAATTATGTTTACCTTATTATCAATTTTTAGTAAAAGCTACTGGCAAATTAGTATTGTCTGCATCTGATAAAAATCATTTAGCTAATGTAAAAGAAGCTATAAAAAATGATAGTAGATTAACTGACGTTTTAACTTATAACGCAGAAGAAGAGTTGTATTGGCAAGAAAGTTATGAAGTAGAAGTTAGTAATAGTGCTATTGTAAATCATACTATTAAACGTAAAGGTAAAGTTGATAGATATAAAATAACTGAAATACCTATTGAAACACCAGAAGGTGAAGAACCTAAATTTAAATTAAAATTATCAATTAGAGATTTTAAAACAACATCTAAACCTATTGGTGGATATTTGAGTTATATTTATGAAAGTAATATGATAATTCAATTAATTAATTATGCTGTTGGTATTTATTATTCTAAAATTAAAACAAATGATAGATATAAAGATATTAAAATTGAAGAAATTGAATATGATTTAGGATTCATTGTTATTGAATTAGATAATAATTATCCTATTAGTATTTTTAAATTAGAACAAGATTATTATAATTTTGTTTATCATTTCAACGATTATAAATCATTATTTAAAAAAGTATGTTTCCATGAAATTACTGGAAACTATGATATTACAATGGAAGAACAATTAAATACAGAAAAAGTAATTTTAATATGATTAGACACGATATTAATAGAAAAACTATACATTTAGTAGCTATAAATCCAAAAGGAAAGAAATTTTATACTACTATTAATCATGCTATACAACAAATTGAATTACAATTATCTTATAAGGAAGTAACATCTATTGTACGTGGTTGTATTGATAAACTTGTAAAAGGTACAGTTACAGTACTTAAATTCGAGCCTTTTAAATTTAGTTTAGAAGAAAAAGAATTAATAGCAGATAAAATAACCTCTAAAGAAGGTTATTCATTTCAGGGTTGGACTTTTAAATATGATGTATGAAAAGATAATAAAATGGAAAGCAGAATAGGTTTTTGTAAAAATGGTTGTAATAAAGAAATTCATGCAAGAGGTGTTTGTAAATCTTGTTATAGAAAGTTACATTATTTAGAACATGAAAAGAAAAGAAGGTATCCAAATGGAATCTCTAAAGAAAGAGAGGTTCCTATTGGTACACTAAGTAAAGATTCTAACGGTTATGTTATTATAAAGGTTAATAAAGGAGAAGGTGATGGTAATAGAGATTGGAAAAAATATCATAGATATTTAATGGAAAAATATTTAGGTAGAAAGTTAGAATCTTTTGAAAATGTTCATCATAAAAACGGTAACAAAGAAGATAATAATTTAGATAATCTTGAACTATGGATTTCTAAACAACCAAAAGGACAAAGACCACAAGATTTAATTGAGTACGCTAAATGGATATTAAAAATTTATGACACAGATAACAGCTAAGATAATTGCCGATTCTTCTAATGAGTATGGTAATAGAATAACAACTTTTGTATGTACTTACCCAAGAATAATTCATGCAGAAGTAATGACACATAGAATGTTTTCAAGAAATGCAGCTAGTAGTAGAGCAATTCCTGTTAAAAAATTAATTGAATCGGTAAAAAATAACCCTTTTGTTCCAATAGCTTTTCAAAAAGAACATTCTGGTATGCAAGGTAATGAATATATAGAAGATACTAGTCTACTTGTAGAAAAATGGTTACAAGCTAGAGATAGTGCAATTCATCATGCCCAACAAATGCTAGATTTTGGAGCTACTAAACAATTAATTAATAGATTATTAGAACCTTACCAATGGTATACATCAATTATAACTGCTACTGAATGGGAAAATTTCTTTGCATTAAGATGTCCACAATATGAACTTTATGCAGGTCCAGAAAATACTAATGAATATTTATGTAAAGGAAGAAGTTGGAAAGATTTTATGAAATCTAATAATGGACTTGCGGGAGATTTTGATACTGATAATGTAGTAGAAAGACTAAAACTTAATAAAGGTCAAGCTGAAATTCACATGATGGCTTTAGCTGAAGCAATGTGGGATGCTTATAATGAATCTACTCCTAAAGAACTTAAAGCTGGAGAATGGCATATTCCTTTTTCTGTTGAACCAAGAGAAGAAAATCAAATTAAACAATTTTCTGATTTAGTAAGAAATGGTATTGTTAAAGATGGTTGGGAAGCTCAAATTAAAATAGCAACAGCTAGATGTGCAAGAGTATCATATACAGTAGTAGGTGAAGAAGGTAAACCTGATAACTATGAGAATGATATTAAATTACATGATAGATTAGCTGCTAGTGGTCATTGGAGTCCATTTGAGCATTGTGCTAAAGTTATGGATGAATTAGAATATTATGAAAGATATTCTGGTATATATCCTACTTTAAAAGAACAAGATGGTGATATATTTAATGCAGAAGCTTATTGTACTGGAGAATATAAAAATACAATTACAAATGGCAATCATGGTTGGTCAGGTAATTTTAGAGGATTTATTCAGTATCGTAAAATGTTTGATAACGAAAATATAACAAAATGAAAACAATAACAATTTATGAACCTAATGATGTTGTTTACTTTCTTAGTATTAGTCGTGGGTTTGTTCAAGGTACAATTAAAACTGTTTATTTTAATAATAGTCTTAATGAAATATCTTATAAAGTAACTTGTAAACATTATAATAAAGAATATGTAGGTGATGATATAACCCATAATTTATTATTTAAAACAAGTGATGATATGTTTGAATATTATAAAAATATGTTTAATAAACAATTTAATTCATGAAAGATAAAATAATGTTATTTATAACAGCATTTAGTCAAGTAACATTTGTAGCAATGAGTAGTGTGTCCATAATTAATGGACACCTACTTTTAATTGGTATTACTGGTTTTGCTATATCTCTTATTTGGACATTTAATGTTAAGAAAGTCGCCTTTGGTAGTACAAGAGATAGATTTGTATATGCTTTTGGTGCTATGTGTGGAACATATTTTGGTTATTTTTTAAGTAAATATTTAATAACAATATTATGATAATAGGCGTTTCAGGAAAAATTGGTTCTGGTAAAGATACAGTAGGTAAGATTATACAATATTTAGCAGCTGAGAGTAATCATATAGCTAAGGGTCATATTTCAGATTATAAAGATTGTAGTTATACAATACAAGAATTTTTACAAGGTAAAGATATTTATAATGAGGTTTTTACTAAAAATTATACAGAATCTATATCAGAAGATAGTGGATGGCAAATTAAGAAATTTGCTGCTAAACTTAAACAAATTGTATCTATATTAACTGGAATATCTGTTGAAGATTTAGAAAAACAAGAAGTTAAAGATAGAGTATTAGGTAATGAATGGAGTAGGATAGTAACTACATTACATTTAAGTTCTGATGTGAATCAAATTATAAAAGATATATATACTAATGCTTTTTTTGAACAAACTAATACTTCTTTTATAGTTTATCAGAGAATGACTGTAAGACAATTGTTACAAGAAATTGGCACAGATGCAATGCGTAATGTAATTCATTCTAATATATGGGTTAATGCGTTATTTAGTGATTATAAAAGAATTAGAGGTATTGAGAGAATATTAAAAAGTACTAGGTCAGAGGAAGAACAAGAAATAGATGGATTTAAATACCCTAATTGGATTATAACTGATGTAAGATTTCCTAATGAATTAAAAGCTATTGAAGATAAAGATGGTATTACTATTAGAATTAATAGAGATTTATATCACATAGGTGGAGGTAATTATATATCTAAAAATGAGTTTATAAATACACCATCAGTTATTAATAACAAAAACTACTCAATAGAAGAACTATTGAAAGCTAATAAGAAAATTAATAACAATGAACATCCCTCTGAAACAGCTTTAGATAATGCTCAATTTAATTATACTATTGATAATAATGGTACTATTGAAGAGCTTATTGAAAAGGTTAGAGAAATACTAATTAAAGAAATATTAATATAAATAATATGGATAACATAGATAATGAAGAAGAAACAATAAATTCTATTGAACCTGAATGTACTGAAGACCCTGATGTAATAGAAGAGGTAGGAGTTGAATGTGAATTTGAAATGAAAGATGGTGGATGGTGGTGTACTACTCATAATTGTAGTGCATAAACTTATAATATTAATGAATTGTACTAATAAAAATAAATAATATGAATTTTCCATTAGAAAAAGGTTTAGCTATACAACAAGAACA